AGAATGGCATTGTGGGACTAGGCATAGCAGGACCAGTCATCTCAGGGACTCCTGGAATAGCAGCATCTACCATTCCTGGTAATGCTTCTGTAATTGCTTCGGTGATAGCAGCAGTTGCTTTCTCCCTAGCACCTTCAATTAATATATCCTTTTGAACGTAAAGATAAGCACCACCCCCCAAGACAGATAAAGAAACTAGACCAGATAGCAGGGCAATTGCGTTAATTGCTTTTTGCATTTTAATTTTTACCTTTTTTTATAGGCCATGTAATATGTAGTGCATAACAAAGTAATGTTATAAATCCAAATACAAATAAAGAACTCACAATCTATTCCCACTATCAGGACTTGGAATCAATTGATATGCCATTTTATCTCTCAATTGATTAATACGACAATCATCATATTGTTGAAAGTTTCCTTTCTTCTCAACTTTTTTATAATAGTGTAATGAATTGAGAATGATTGTATAATCTTCCATAGTAAGATCAAAATTCATTCTACTAACGTGCCATGTGTTCTACGAATCTCTCTTAGTTTTTCAAGATTCATATCTTTTGTGCCTCCATCATAAGCATGAGCATATCCTTCAGTAATCATCTGCTCATTCAATGATACTTCTGCATCTCCAATATATAACCAACCAAGAAGGCGACCGTACTTACCCATACCGCCAACCAATTCAGTTCTGACAGAGAGTTCATCGTCACCAGCAATTGCTCCTTCCAGTTTTTCTTTCATCCAGTTGGTAGCATCTAATCCCAGTGCCTTCTCTTCAAGGTTTCTAGTTCTCTTCTCTGGCGTATCAACGCCTGCAACTCTAACTCTTTCTTTCTTGTATAAATCAAACCCGAGGTCGATAGTAACATCAATAGTATCACCGTCAAGTACACGATTAATCTCAGTTACTCGGAAGTTGTAGCAGGACTTCCTGCTTGGTGGTGTCATTGCTCCCATAATTGATCTCCTTTGATTCTACTGCGGTTGCTATTCCGATGATTGTAATTGCTGCTGATATGACAGCACCAGCACCCCATACCCACTTCTCAAGTTTACGAACTCTATCACGGAGTTCTTCTTGAGTTTTCTCAGCGTCTTCAATCCTGTGTGTCAGGAGTGCTATCTGCTGGTCCTGGTTTGCGTCCTTCTGGTTGATTTGATCCGCCATCACCCAATTCATCAAAAGCCATACCCATTATATAGACAATATAATACGTAACTCCGGTTAAAAAAATAATAAGTAAAATTATTACTGACCATACAGGGTCGGCAACATTATCAAGTGGACGCAATATTAAATTCATTAATTACCCTCCTTCTCAATTATAATTCATTTATCTGTTTTAAATAATTTTTTTCAGATTGATATATTTTTATTTGTCCTGTTTTCAATTTCCAACCATATACAATATCAGGTAACAACCATTTATGAACTGGAAGACATGCTTGCCAGTTTGTAGGTTGAATGCAATTCATGATAACTACAGACCAAAATGCAGTAAAATAATTTAGTATTGTATACATTAATAAAATTAAGGGTTGTAATTTATCATATTTATTTTTTTACTCCCTCCTTATCTTCTAATTTAGGTGCTTGCTTTGCTTCATCTTTTTTCTTAGCAGGCATGACACCAAAAGTGGCTAAAGTTCCCGTGAAGACGCTGGCGATAAAAGTCGGATCGATGTTTTTTTGAGGAATTCCAGGAATAGAAACATAGTTTAATGTCAGAATTGCTGCTGACCATCCAAGAATAATAACTCGAACAAGAGTTGATACACCCTCGTCCGCCCACTCAAATTTGTTTTCCTTTTTGATTCCCTCTTTCTTCTGTGGATTTGATTCCATAAGTAAAGAGTAAGGCTCTTATATTTATGGTTTTAGTATATCAACAGTGACATTAGATTTTTCTATTTGATTAAATTTTTGGCAAAGAACATCACTTGATTGATGTTCCCATTTATGATATGTATTTTTTAGTTTTTGAGTATAATCAGAACCATCGTGCTCTTTCATTTCGTTGGCAACAATAGTTTTGATTAATACTTCTCTAGTTAGAGTGGACATGTTTTAAATTTTTTATCCAACAAAGAGTTCACCATTATAACACAAGAGGTTTCACAAAACTCTTCTTGGCTGGGTTCCTGTTTAGGATGTTATTATTTATTCAAAAACTGGTGCCAATTCTGGCATTTTACTAGGACCATAGTATCCAGTATACATCCAATAACAATCCAAGAGTCTTAAATTATACATCTCTTTACCATATGGATTAAGTTGAGTATAGTTTGAACAATACTCAACAACCTCAATTGGAACTTGAATTTGCTTATACGTAACTGGTTCTTCAATAAAAATCATTTAACCAAATCCTTTTACTTTTGATGGTTTATCAAGAACTTCTATATGAGAAAGAAACTGTTTTGGGGAATTCCACCATAATTGTTGAGCTTGTCCCCAACTTTCTACCAAAACACTATCACCATTCATATCAAAAATTTTATAGTCATGTCGATCATAAAAAACATTAGATGACTGTGTAAAATAACGAGGATCTGAAGAATCTATTACTTGTGTCATTTTATATACCCAAAGTCTACCAGATACTTACGTGTCAGGGGAGTAGGTTCATAAACCTCCCACATATTACCATTGGCACATGCCGCAAGTGCATCAGAGGTCATTCCTTCTGTCTTACCTGCCCATGTTGCTTCCTTTTCCCATGGCCATGCTGACTCAGGATAGGTGCGTTCTACCATCTCACTCCATAGTGCTGGAACTTGATCCGCAGGTTTGATGATAGCAATCATACTATTATTAATTGTTCCTGCCATGCAATCCTGTGCCGCGTGCCATCCTTCATGACGCATCACACTCATCAATACATTCGGCCGACTCATGAATGCTTTATTCAGGAAGAAGTTATTACCTACAGTATGATAAACACCTCTATGAGATACAGGAAAATATTTTTGATCCGCTAAAAATACCTTAACTCCAATTGCATTAAGAGAAGAAAGCATGTTGTTAAATTCATTAGCAACAGGGTAAAACTGTTCGGTATTAGAATACTGACTAGAAATATCAAGGATACTATAAACTTGCTTTACTCCATCTGTACACTCTTGTAAAAGCATACATCCCATGGAATGCATAGTAAAGTACTCACTATCTTTAAGTGGATCCGCAAAAACGGGAGTAGTTAATGCTGCGGATGCCAGTAAACTTGCAATAATTTTTTTCATGTGTGTTTATTAATAAATTCGTAATCTTCAGAATATATTTTCTTTACAAGATCAAGTTGTTTTTCTGTAAAGTGGTCTTTCTGTATACTTTTTGTCGAGGAATGTATCCATTTTTTACCGTGAATTTTAAACCTATCACTAACATCTTTACGCTCAACCAATTCAAAATGTTTAAATTTTTTCTGATCTATGAAAAATGTTTGTGGATAAAAATGGTGACAACTGTGAATAGAATCAATTAATTTAAAGTTATTAAAAATAATTTCTACTCTTTTTTCTGGTGGTATAGTTTCATTTTTTTCTCCTGGTCGTAGATTATATTTGTCTTCTTCAGTCATCTGAAAATAATCCAATTGTTCAAAAATATGCTCCCCAAATCTTGAATGAGAATTAAAATTCATCACCGAAAAATAATCATTTAATAGTGTGATAAACCTTTCTATGGGATCAGAATAAACAACTATTGGAATTTCATCATTCCTCACTTCATGATACAAATTTCCAGGATGGTATGAGTCTTTTGAACAAATTCTAAAAATTTTACCTTCATATGCATCTTTAATTGAACTAGATGCATTTTTAGTAATTTCAAACCAATACCTTTTACCTTCATCTAAATGTATTTCATTTAAAATTGGCAATCCATACAGTTGACACCAAATACAATCACAAAAATTAAAATAATCAAAAAATTTATTATTTTTATCTATGTATTGATGATGATTAAGACCATTATATTCTCCAGTGCTCATATAATTTTACCCCACCTATTCCCAGAGTTCCAACCTCCAGGACCTTCCTGAATGTTCTCAGACCCACCTTGAGTCTCCCCTATAGTAGTCCAACTTTGAGTTACCATCTTATACATCACTTGATGAATGTTTTCGGGTTCTTTAGCAATTTCTTTTTTTTGCTCTTCTTTAATTTTAGATTCTGAGATAACTTTTTGTTCATAGCGAATTGCTTTTTGCGATTTTGGTGCAGATCCAAACCAAGGATCATCAAGTAAAACTATGGGAGCAGGAACTCCAAGATACGATTCTTTTAATTCTTTACAATCAACTTCTTCATCATCAATTGAACACTCAACTTTATAAGTTCTATTCTTTTTGCGAAGAAGGGAAGTTTGTGTTTCAACTATTTTGATTGCGTTTTTGATCTTGCTCAAAAATTTTGTCATGCTAGTATCATTTTTTTAGTGTAATCATATGCATAAAGTTCTCTATTACCTTTAATACCCCATCCTAACCAAGTATATGCAGGTCTCATATAATAAGATACTGTTTGTCCACCACCTTCAAATTGTGGAAGAACACGTTGGAAGATAGGTTCATTAATCATCCAACGAACTTGACCTTGTAGACTGCTAGGGTTACATGCAAACTTGGCACAGAACTGCCCAAGACCCCTATAACGTCCGATAGAAGTCCATTGAATTAACCCAAATCCACCAACCTTACATTGAGTATAAGAAACACGAGCACCACCTTCACAAATATTAGCAATGAACTTTGATTCTTGCTGAATGTTTCCCATGATTGTAGCAAGTGCATTACGATCAGAGATTTTTGTATACTCTTGTAGTGCTGCTAGAACATATTGTTCACTAGGAGTACAATCAGGACACTTCCAAGTCTGTTCCTCAACAATAACAGTTTCTTCTACAGGTTCTAATTCTACTTGTTTAAGTTCTGGTGGGGAAGGAATTACAACTACACTTGCAAGAAGTCCAATTCCAAAAAGTGATTTAATCATTATTTTTAATATATTTGAGTGAATAAATTTCATGGTCTTTAAGATCTGGGTTTAACCATTCGGCAAACTCTGACTGGATCGCATGAGCATCTTCTACAGATTTTAGCACATCATCTGTCTTCATATCACAGAGGATGTGCAGTCTGTCAACTACCCAGTCTTGGGTAACTTGCAGGGTCTTTTCCAAAGTTTCCATAATCTTTCCGCATGTAACGGCCGAGAATATTGCTATTGTAGTATGCCGGTGCTCCGTTGTCAAGTGCCTCTGATAGCACATTATTTAGAAATAACTGCTTGGTCTCCTCAAAGTTACAATCTCCTTTCCTCTCATGAAGACTTAGTATTACTCTACTGAAGAACTCTTTTCCGCATCTTTTTATATCTTCCTTTAACTCAGGACAAGAACCATAATATTTCTTCCAATCAGATTCTTGTTTTACTTTTCTCTTTTTTCCTGGTGGGGTTCTGAATGACCAAAAGTATTTCCTTCCAAGATATTTTCTACCGGTGGTCTTATTGGTAATACAGTAAACAAAACCAAAGTAGTTCCCAATAGCATCAGACTCAAAAGGTTCATTATTGTATATCCAAGAATTCTCATAACTCATGATATAGTATCTTATGAGCTATTATTTATCTTTAACGGGGACAAACCTAGTCTAATGCCTTTTCAGTATTTTGTCAAGACTGATTAACAATATACTGGATAGTTTGACTATCCATTTCTAGCATGATATAGTTTGCTTCATTGATAGTATCTGCATGACCATCTAGAAGATATTCAAGAACTACGTCATATGATTCCTTAAATGGTTCAACTTTTAATGGAATTGGACCTTTCTTAGTGGCGGACGTAGCAGGACGTTTAGCAGGACGTTTAGCAGCCTTAAATACGTTTGGATT